AGTAAAAATAGAAGTAGTGTCTAATCGAGATACAGGAACTATTACTATAGACGGCACTGAAAAATGGCACAACTATCACACGTTTGCTATTGAAAGTGGTATCTTTGTTAAAAATTCAATCAACGAAGATTACTTTTTCCCACAAACTGCTGAAGGCCGGGGATCAAAAGTTGAAACACTACCAGGCGGCACAAATCTAGGAGAGATTGATGATTTACGCTACTTTACTAATAAGCTTGTTCGCGGCTTACGAATTCCTTCCTCTTATCTACCTACAGGCGCAGACGATAGTGCAGCCCAGTATAACGATGGACGAGTTGGCACAGCCTACATACAAGAACTAAGATTTAACACCTACTGTGAAAGACTACAAAACTTAATTGTTGAAGAGTTTGATACAGAGTTTAAACGTTACTTGTTAGAAAAAGGCGTAAACATTGATACTGCAATGTTTGATCTTAAATTCCAACCACCACAGAACTTTGCAAGTTACAGACAGGCTGAGATTGATAACGCTCGTGTACCAACATATACACAAATGAGTGCAATACCTTATGTTTCAAACCGTTTTGCTATGAAACGATTCTTAGGTATGACAGACGAAGAGCTAGCAGAAAACGAACGTCTATGGCGCGAAGAAAATGAAGAAAATCTAGAACCAATTCCGGGTGATGCAAGTGCAGAAATGCGTGACGCAGGTATCAGTGGCGCAGGTATTGGCGCTGATCTAGGCGGAATCGAAGATGAAGCCCCTGAAGGTGCTGGCGGCGAAGATGGCGGAGATGCAACAGCACCAGATACAGTTACTGGAGACGCACTAGGTGCTCCGGCAGCAGGAACTGACCAAACGATATAAATACAATATGATACTTAGAGAATTATTTTATCACGACCCAGAAACTGTTGACCCCGTAGAAGATAAACGCTACGAGCCCGAATACGACGATTCTCCACTTAAGAAAAAAGACACACGTAAAACACGGCTAACACTTGGCCAAATTAATAGAATCCGCAAAGCATCTGAGCTACATACAGAAGAAAAGCGTGAAGAACAACACTTCATTAAGCAAATGTATGGTATAGCGTCCAACGCAGAGGCAGGCGGAGTATAACTATTGACTAAAACAGCTTTTGTGCTAGGTAATGGCACTAGTCGTAAATCAATCAACTTAGAACAACTAAAAACTAAAGGAACTGTATACGGATGCAATGCACTGTATAGAGAATTTGATCCCGATTATCTAATTGCAGTTGATACAAAAATGATTTTAGAAATCAACAAAGCAGGATATCAACACGGTCATAGTGTATGGACTAATCCTAATCGTGCTTACCACCAAATGAATGGATTTAATTTCTTCAATCCGTCAAAAGGATGGAGCAGCGGACCTACAGCATTATGGCTTGCAAGCACACATTCAGCAGAAAATATTTATATATTAGGTTTTGATTATGCAGGAATAGACGACAAAATAAACAACGTCTATGCAGATACAGCTAATTATAAAAAAAGTCACGATCGCGCAACATATCACGGAAATTGGTTAAAGCAAACGTGCATCACATGTCAAAAATATTCACAAAAGAGATATATAAGAGTGTTAGGAGATAATCCATTTGTACCAAAAGAATTGTCTAAAATTAATAACTTAACACATATTACAATTGAAGAATTTAAAAAATCCTTCAATATTTTGTAATCTTTATGAAAACGGCTCGTTTTGAGCCTGTTTTAGTACACTTTTAACTCATTCATGTAAATATATTATGACAGCCCCATGCAGGTATAATGCTTGCATGAACAAAGACATTTATAGGAGTTACAAATGGCAGATCTAAATAAATTTGAGCAAATGCTCGAGCTACTTGTTAATGAAAACAAGGAAGCAGCACAAGAATTATTCCACGAAATCGTAGTTGAGAAATCACGCGATATCTACGAGTCACTACTAGAAGACGAAGCTGACATTGATGAAGCTGATGACGAAGAAGTAGATGAATCAGACGAAGACCTAGACGAAGCAGATGACGAAGAAGTTGATGAGTCAGACGAAGACCTAGACGAAAACTTTGACCTAGATACATTTGAAGTTGAAGCAGACGACGACATGGGCGGCGATCCAACTGACGACATGATGGCAGACCTAGGCATGGACGACGAAGAAGGCGACGACGAAGAAGGCGAAGAAGGCGATGTTGAAGATCGTGTTGAAGACCTAGAAGACGCATTAGAAGACCTTAAAGCAGAATTTGAAAAAATGATGGCTGGTGAAGAAGGCGAAGACGACGGCGAAGAAGCTGACGACGATGCAGAAGGCGACATGGATATGGATGCTGAAGAAGAACCAGAAGAAGAATCATTTGCGTTTGAAGCAGACGAAGAAGATGATGATGCAGACGACGAAGTTGAAGAAAATGTAACTGCAAAGTCAGCATCAGAAACAATGCGTGAGTATGTAGAAAAAGTATCTGCAACAATGGGCGACAATGGCGCAAACAACAAAACAGTTGTTGCAAAGCCAAACAACATGGGCGGCACAACTGCTAATATCGCAAAGAGCGGTACAGAAGCAGGTGTTGAAGCCGGAAAAGGTAACCTAAAAGGTTCTGCACTAAGTGATCAGAATCCTAAGGATATGAATACCAAGAACGTAAACGTTCCTGGTGCTAAAGGTGCGACAAAAATGTCAAGCCAACCAGGCCACGGCGCTGAGAAAAAGGGCAAGCCTGAGACTGCTGACAAAGCTGCAACGAGCACACTTAACAAAGTAAGCTCGAGAGCTAAGTAAGCAGTATAAACTAAGGAAGTTTGAATGAAAAACTTACGAGAGAACTTGACATTTGACCAAGCAAGGATTGTGGTTGAAAGTGCCAACGAGGGTAAAGACCTTTATATGAAAGGTATTATTATTCAAGGCGGCATTAGAAACGCTAATCAGCGAGTGTATCCTGTAAATGAAATTGGCAGGGCTGTCAAAACTCTCAATGATCAAATCCAAGGAGGATATTCAGTTCTCGGAGAAGTAGATCATCCAGAAGGCCTTAACATCAACCTAGACCGTGTTAGTCATATGATATCCGAAAGTTGGATGGACGATGCAAACGGTTATGGTAAACTAAAAATATTACCAACACCGATGGGGAACCTAGTTAAAACGATGCTCGAAGCAGGCGTTAAACTAGGTGTCTCGTCACGTGGTAGCGGTAATGTTAGTGAAGATGGAAGCGGCAACGTTTCTGATTTTGAAATAATTACTGTGGACGTTGTGGCTCAGCCCAGCGCCCCCGGTGCATATCCTACACCAATCTACGAACACTTGATGAACGCAAGAGGTGGATATAAGGCATATGAATTAGCACAGGCAACAAAACACGACACAAAGGCACAAAAGTATCTTAAGGAATCACTGATTAACATAATCAGTAAACTCCAATGAAACAGGAGAAAGTAATGATAGATGCACTGAAAACACTCTTTGAAAATGATGTAGTTTCAACTGAAGTCAGAGCACAAATTGAAGAAGCTTGGGAAGCAAAAGTTCAAGAAAATCGTATGCAGGCAACTGCTGATCTTCGTGAAGAGTTTGCTGGTAAGTATGAGCACGATAAAGCAACTATGGTTGAAGCTATCGACTCACTACTGTCTGAGCGTCTTGCTGAAGAGATTGCAGAGTTTGCAGATGATCGCAAACAGCTAGCAGAAGCAAAAGCAAAATATGTTGTTGCCATGCGTGAAAATGCTAATCTACTGAAGGGTTTCGTTTCTAATCAATTAGCAAGCGAAATTAAAGAACTACGAGCGGACAAAGTAGCAATGGCTGAAAACTATGCCAAGCTAGAAGAGTTCATTGTAGAGGCTCTAGCAGGTGAAATTGCAGAATTTAATGAAGACAAGAAAGACTTAGCTGCTACTAAGGTAAAACTAGTACGTGAAGCTAAAACCCACTTCGCAAAAGTTAAAGCTAACTTTATCGAAAGAAGTGCTACCGCAGTATCTGAAATGGTTGGTAAATCACTCAAGAGTGAAATCCATGCATTGAAAGAAGATATTGATGCAGCACGAAGCAACGACTTTGGTCGTAAAATATTTGAAGCATTTGCAAACGAGTATACAACTTCACACTTGAATGAAAATTCAGAAGTTAGTAAACTAATGGGCGTACTTGCTGCAAAGGACAAGCAATTAGCAGAAGCAAAAACTTTCGCTACTAAAGCTAAGACACTTGCAGAATCAGCTAACAAAGAGAAATCACGTTTAGTTGAATCAGCAAAGAGAGAAAAAATTATGAACTCGTTGATTTCACCGTTAGGTAAAGCACAACGCGAGATTATGACAGACTTACTGGAATCAGTACAAACCGATAGACTTCAAAAATCTTTTGACAAGTACTTACCATCGGTTATCGACGGAAATACTCCAGCCAAGCGCAAGGCACAAATTAATGAAGGCAAAGAAGTTACAGGCAACCGTACGGAACCAATGACACAACATAAAGCAGACGATTCTAATGTATTAGATATACGCCGTCTTGCTGGATTAAATTAAGGAGATAATGATGTCAGAACTACTAGAATCACGCTGGGTAGACACCAAAAATGCTCTTCTTGAAGGCCTGCAAGGCAACAAGAAGTCTGTTATGGCAGCTACACTAGAAAACACTCGCAAGTATTTGTCAGAGAGTGCAACAGCAGGCGCAACATCCGCTGGTAACGTAGCAACACTTAACCGTGTTATCCTACCTGTTATCCGTCGTGTAATGCCAACTGTTATTGCTAACGAGCTAGTTGGTGTACAACCAATGACTGGCCCAGTTGGTCAAATCCACACGCTACGTGTTCGCTACAGCGACACAGCAGGAACAGGCGCAAGCGGTGCAACAGCAGGCGAAGAAGCTCTAAGCCCATTCAAAATTGCTGAAGCATACTCAGGTAACACTACAACAGGTAGAGCAGATTCAACTGCTGCGCTTGAAGGTGCAGCCGGTAACCGTTTGTCAATTCAAATCTTGAAGCAAACTGTTGAAGCAAAGACTCGCAAGCTATCAGCTCGCTGGACTTTCGAAGCAGCTCAAGATGCACAGTCAATGCATGGTATTGATGTTGAAGCAGAAATCATGGCAGCTCTTGCACAAGAGATCACTGCTGAGATTGACCAAGAAGTACTAAACTCACTAGCTACGCTAGCAGGTACTGCTGCTGAAACATACGACCAAGCTGCTGTTTCAGGTACTGCTACATTCGTTGGTGACGAGCACGCTGCTTTAGCTGTTCAAATCAACCGTGTATCTAACTTGATTGCACAACGCACACGTCGTGGTGCAGGTAACTGGGCTGTTGTTTCGCCATTCGCGTTAACAATCCTACAATCTGCAACTACTTCAGCGTTTGCACGTACAACAGAAGGTACATTCGAAGCACCAACTAACACTAAGATGGTTGGTACATTGAACAATGCAATGAAAGTGTATGTTAACACATACTCGTCAGATGCTGCACCAGTTCTAATCGGCTACAAAGGTTCAAGCGAATCAGATGCAGCGGCATTCTACTGCCCATACATCCCGCTAATGAGCTCAGGCGTTGTATTGGATCCGGGTACATTTGAACCAACAGTGTCATTCATGACACGTTATGGTTACGTTGAACTAAACAACACTGCGTCATCTTTGGGTAACGCTGCTGACTACCTAGGCAAAGTTGCTATTACTAATGGCAATGTAAGCTTTAGCTAATCACTAGTTGATTGTTAAAAACTAAGATAGGCCCTCCGGGGCCTATTTTTTTGGCTAAATATTCTGAGGGCAAAATATGAAAAAAATAATATTACTATCTACTCTACTATTCTCTGGGTGCGACATCCGTAGTCAACCTCCGTTTGCTAGTCAAGGCAATCCTGTGTATCAAGCAGCAGATAAAATTGGACTTCAGGAACAAATTGATAGACAAGAATTAAAAGCATATCTCGGAGTAGACCCTGTACATACAGAATGGTGTGCTGCCTTTGTTAACAGTGTGCTCGAAGAAAGCAATATACCTAATAACACCACTCATGAGTATCCGTTAACTGCAAGAGCTTTTTTAGATTGGGGTATTAATATTTCTAAAGATGAAATTCAACCAGGCGATGTTGTAGTATTTCCGAGAGGAAATCAAGGATGGCAAGGCCATGTTGGGTTTTATATCAGCACTATAGAACTTGAGAATGAACTGTACTATACTATACTAGGCGGAAATCAAGATGATAAAGTGTCTATAGATATTTTTAAAGTTTCTACAGTCCTAGGCATCCGCCGCAACGAATATTAATTGATAAATACTTATGTCGAAAATCGTGCTACAAGATGTAGACTTATGCGGAACTGACCCACCGCGTATTACTTAGAACGTAACTATTAGGAGAAACAAATGGGACGTCCAATTAATAAAAGAAATTTCGGTGATCCGGCAGACGGCACCAATCTAACAGTTAGTGCATTTGTAGATGGCGAAGTTGATCATCAAGCATATATTGTAAATCAAAAGGGTACTAACAAGTTTACAGTATCAAATAATGCCGGCACTGTAACTGCTGTCTGCAGACTTAGTGAGGCTACACCTCTTAGTGCAGGATTGATGACTATTGCAGGTATGAATGAAGCAGGCGAAACTGTAAAAATTAAAAAACTCTTTAACAGAACTGCTGTTGATTATACTAGCAACAGCAACCGCTATACGTGGGAATTAGAAGATGATTCAACTAACACAGTAATTCGTTTAACTGCAATTTAAGGAGAATACTATGGGAAGACCACTAAGAAAAGATGTAAACGGTGTCGATGTAATTGGACCATATGCAGCTGGAACAGAAAATGCAGGTATAAAAATAGAATTTTATGACACTGAATTGAGAACTGACGGTGTAATTGAAAAACAACGTGGCGCAAAAACTTATGTAGTTACTAGACAAAACGACTGGGATAGCCAAAATAACAGTGATAACAAAATTACCTGTGTGCTAAAAAACGGTGCGCCAAGTGCAGCAGGTGAAATGCGTATGTTTGGATATAACCCAACAAACTCAGGTGAAGAAGTTAATATTGCTAAACTTACAAAGCGTGTAGCTACGGACTTTAGTGGTAACAGATATACTTGGTATATTGAAAATGACTCAACTAACGATTACATTGTGCTAACTGCTATCTAAATTAATGGATTTATAAATGTCAAAATATTTAAACGTACCCAATGGAAATTACAAAGTATCTGTGCAAACAGGCGGCACCATCTATTTGGATACAGGATTTGACACAGGCACTGTAGAAATCTCAGGTAACTTATTAGTCAAGGGCGATACTACTACTGTTAATACTGCTGAGTTAAATATTGAAGATAGAATTATCACACTCAATAGTGGCGAAACAGGCGCAGGTATTACCCTTGATGCATCTGGTATTGAAATCAATAGAGGCAGCTATCCAGACGCATACTTAGTGTTTGATGAAAGTCTACATCCAGATACTAATAAAGGCAGATTTGTACTCCGCGACGGTGCAAGCGAGTTAATATCATTACAAACTAATGAAATAAACTCAAATAGTACTAATTTATTATTAGATGCAGGCTCTAGCACAGTGCGTGTAAGTCCTACAGTTGACTATGAACAAAAAGTATTTACATATGACGGCTTTGGTGACTTAACTGGATATAATGTAGCAAATGCTGATGTAATACCAAACACACAAGCGGTAGTTGATTATGTTGCGTTTAACTTTGCAAACGTATTCTTGCGTCAAATTGGTGACGGTACACTTACAGTTAGTAGTATTGAAATCGACGACGAAGAAAACACCGGTGTAGACAGTGTAATTACATTTAAGATTGATGGAAACACTGTAAGTCAATTGTATGCTGATCGTTGGGAGTTTGATGAAATAAGAATCGCCGGCTCAACAATCGAAACAATTTCAAGTAACGAGGACTTGGTATTAAAATCATCAGGCACTGGTAATATTAGAATTGACGATACATTACATTTAAACCGTGTACCTAGTGATGATGATGCAAGTTTAGAACCAGCAGCTCCTCTAGACGGTACAAAGATTTATATCAGTGACGAGTATACAGGTAAATCAGGAATATTCTTTGCCAACGATCAAGGTAACAGAGACGAATTAATAAGTAAAAATAGAGCATTGCTGTTTAGCATGTTATTTTAAGGATAAAAAATGGCTATAGTAAATCAACAATTAACGACTACGCAGCTAGATATGGTAACAGTACCAGCAGAGAAGTCATATGCAATTACAAATATTTTAGTTTGTAATAATCATTCAAGTGCAACGGCGTCATTTGACCTTCATCTAATTCCACAAAGCTCAAGTTTGAGCAATGCTGTAACACGGGTTATTAACAATTTAACTTTACCAGCAGGCGAGACATTTACGTTTGATAGTGAAAAAATTGTAATAGAAGCAGGCGATAAAATTGCATTTGTTGCTGAGCCTGATATTGGCGCAGGACTAACTAATCTCGCAGCAACAGTGAGTTATTTGGAAGTATAAAATGAGACTAATTAAGGCACAAAATACTAATTTAAGAAACATATACGGTAAGGGCGTTAAGTACGATGTTGACGATCTAGTTACAGTTGATAGTTCTAACAGTATGATTGTTCCAAAAGGATTAGAAAGCGATCGTCCTACAAGTTTTGTAAACGGTATGCTCCGTTACAATACAACTGACAATCAATTTGAAGCATATCAAAATAGTGCATGGCGCGAACTAAGATTTAAAGAACCAAATCAAGATCCGGGTATTGTTTGGCAAAACTTAGGTGTTGGCAATATAGCAGCAGATGAAACTGTGTTTGGAGAATTACAAAGTAATGATCCTGACTATCCTGTTCCTGCAACTGCTAATAATATTATTGTAATGATAGAAAACGTTGTACAAATTCCTACAACAAACTATACAATACATCAAACTGCTGAGATTACCTCAGGCGGCGCAGAAGAAGGTCCTAATGCACCTTATACCGCCTCGGGAACAGGATGGTGGATTAAATTTACAAGTCCAGTTCCTACAGGCAAACCAGTTACTGTAATTCATAACCTCGACAAATAAATACTATATAGAGGGAGCAAGTAGATGGCAGAACCGCAAAATGGTCGTATCGGCGGCGGAGTATTAAAAGATAATCTTTTACGTCAAGGCGTTG